GTATCTGGAAGATCAGCAAAAGCAACAGTATTGAATGTTTTAGGTCCAAATCTATTTATTCGTATCCAAGCAGATTCACCATCTTGTATAGCAAGAGTTCCAAGTGTATTTATAGCATCTACATCAATAGTATTATCATCAGCAGATCCAGAGATGTTTATTACAATGTCAGGATTAAAACCTTTGGTTACTATATTGATTAAGAAGGTTGTTGCCAACACACCATCTGCCGCACTTGTAACAGCGCCAACAAAGTCATTGGTAATTAAAACTGTATCGGCTGAATAGTTTGTTGCTGTAACTAATGTACCAGCAATTGTGTTTATTGCCGAAATAGTACTTGTCGCAATTTGTGCTGCTGTTTGTCCAGTAGTTGTATTTACAAGAATACCTGTATAACCAACTAGCGCAGGATCTGTTCCTATGCCGTTCTTTTGGTACCAAACATAATATTGTGTAATTACACCAAGAGAACTAATCGCTTCAAATGTAAAATAGCTGCTTTGAACAATGCTAGTAAAAGGTAAAGTTGTAACTCGCGTTACTTCTGATACCTGCTTAACATCTAATGTCAATATGTCGTTAGTAGTATTTAGTACTACCTGACCTGGATTAAATGCCCAAATATTTCTATTCTGCGCATCTTCTGGTTTATGAAGGTTTGTATGCCCAGATGGATCAATCTTAGTGTGATCCCAAGTATATACTGCTGTATCACTAAATCTATAGAATAAGATTATCTTATTTTCAGATATTAAGAAACTACTTCCCCAACTCTCAACAACTGGTGTAAGAGCAACGCCACTATCTCGATCAATGTTAATTACAATCACGCTATTAGCTGGAAGAGCAATAGCTGAAGTCATATTAATAGTTTGATCTGAACTACCAGGTCTTTTTAATGTTAGGTTAGCTAATGCGCTAATTTCTTGATTTGCGCCACTTGTTACACTGGTGATATTGGTACGACCAACAATCTGTGTTCCACGATCTTGAACCCTATCTGCCATCATCGCAGTGAGTCTAGATACGCGTGTAGTTAAATCGTCGTCAATCATTGAGTTGTAGTTGTGAGCACCATTTAAGGCATTATAACTATTGGGGATACTATATACTGGATATGTTTGTGCTAATGAATCCATGCCAATGTATGATAATAGGTTAGCACTATCCATATCACCAATATTTACTGTTTCACCCTGTACTACTTTAACAGTACCAAATTCTGTTCTTACATTTAAGCGCGCAAGACTTACAACTTCCCCTGGAGTAGAACCAACACCTGTCAAAGCACTTCCAAGAGGTACTTGTACAGAAGTTGCTGTACGATAATTTACTATATATGAACCATTCCAAGGAGCAGCATTGGAGATAGTGATTTGCTCACCAGATTTAAAACCGTGCTGTGCGGAATCTAGAGCATAGCCATAAGTAGTACTTCTAGCAGCAGTTGTAACTATTCCATAGTATGCTGCTCTACCAAGATCATCAGCGATTGGAGCACTAGTTTTACTAATTGTAAATACTGTTGAGCTCTCATATTCAATTACATATGTGCCAGCAAAACTGCCACCAACTATTGTGATCCTATCTTTATCTAACAACCCGTGAGCAGCACCTGTTGTACATGTAGCTACTTCACCGTCGTGGTCAGTGATATTTAAAGAAAGAGTGGTACTTACCGCACTTGCTAAGCTTAATGATGTATCACTTCTATATGCTAACCAGAAGAAATTACCACCGGCTGCATCAATCGCAGCATCATTTCTATCTGTTACATTTATATCTGTTAATAGATATTCACCTTTAGTATATTGACCAACTTCTGAGCCACTTATGCCAGCATAGTTTCCACTTAATTTAACAGATTGAGCTAGAGCCGGAGTTGTTGTTCCGCCTGCGAGTGCTGGTGAAGCATAAAACTCTTCTGCTCTTAAAAACAATAAGTTGGCATCAGCAGTTTTCTTAACCCAATCACCTTGAGATAGGTTAGCAAAAGTACCAGTTACACCATTTATATAACTTAAGCCATTTTGCCAATCAGCTGGCGCAGAAACGCCGTTAAAATCAACACCACGATTAATATCAATCCATGCTACTTTATCAGTAGTAGGTAAATTAATTGTAGTTGCTCTAATAATTAAGTCACGAGAATCAATCAAAGAATAATAGTGTATGTCCTCAGTCCAAGTAGCCTCTCCCGGAGTAATACTTGAATGTTGCCATTCACCTTTAGATTTAATAGTGCTACCAAGAGCATCAAGAAATATATTGTTAACATTCGGACTAGATCCCGCAGAGCCTGAACCTTCGTACCAGTATGAGGTACCGCCAAGTTCTTTGATGCGAGTCATTACAACATCCATCCACTCTTTTAAGGTGCGAATGTTTTTATCACCGCCTTTAAAAGGATTTGGATTTAATGCGGAGGTCATTGTAGTAGGTGGTTCTAATCTAGCATACGTAGAGTTTGGCTCATCTCGGAAATCATATGTAGAAAACGGATTAGGAGATATGCCACCAGTACCAAGTCTGAAGAAGTGATCTCTACAATCTTGAATAGAAGATATTACAGAAGAACCAACTACAACCTTACAGATTGGAATAGTATTTTCTGGAAATGTGGATACGGAAACGTTTACTTCAATTTTTAGAGCAGTTTCAGTATTAACATCTTGACTGAATTCGCCACCAGCACCGCCATTCTGATCAGCATCCCAAAATGCTTTACTATCTTTTGCTGTATCAAAGGTACTAAAAGTCAAATAAACAAAGTTTGTCGCATTTTTTCTAAGTTCTGGTATAAGTGGTTGCGCATTAACATCGCCTTCTTTAAGGCCATAGTAAAATGAACCAGCCTGTGAACCAGGATAGTAAACTACTGAGTCAGCGATTTTTATAGAAATATTTTCAGTACCAATAGCATCCTGTGGATTAATAACGTCTAATCCATATAGGATATATGGTTTGCTTGCTCCGATGAAGCTTTGGATAAGGTATTTAAAGTCAGCTGCCGCATAACTATCTATCGATAAAAGATCAGTTAAGTCTAATCTTTGTCCACTACCAACGAGTATTCTTCCAAGTACACTCATCTAATATTCTCCATTCATTACCATACTTAAATTATACTATGTGAACCGTTGGTTTAGGACTATTGCTGACCTATAGGATATAAAGTAGTACTACCACTTTTATAAACATCCAAAACCCCGTAAACTTGTTGGGGGTACCTGATTAAAAACTCTATGAATATACCTACTGATTTTACTTGTCGTATCAAATCTTGAAGAATCTCTCGTGCTATACTTGGATCAGTGATATACATACTGTACTCTTTACCTAAGCCACTCATCACTATAGCACCACGCTTGCGAATAATCGTAACACTCGAACCTATTTCATGATTTTGCTTAAATATATAAGCTGGATCAAGTTGTATAGAGTTAGCGGTGGGCTTATAAAGTATTCTTACTGGCCCTTCTTGGAACTCAGTACCAAAGTCAAAAATAGCAAAAGACTCCTGATTTTCTATATTGTTAGGAGAATCTATCTCCATAGTCCTAACTATATTACCAGCTTTTATCTCTGCTTGTATAGTTGAAGTCAGAGATGATATCACAAATGCTGCCCCTAAATCCCACTCATATGGACCTAAAATACCAGTATCCAGCTGTGCGCTAGTTAGGTGGGCGATACTGCCATCATTTGACATACCAATTCTCTCTGTTCTACTTACCCCGCCAGTATTAACACCGGCAATGCCTATTGAAGAATATGTGAACGAAGTTGTAGTGGGTGTTGACTCTATTACAAAAGTACCGTTCTTGGTAGTTTCGCCAACTGTATTTTGAACCTTAACACCTTCTCCAACCAAAAAACCATGTGGTGTTGCTGTGACTACTGTAACTGTCGTACCGGCACGTGTAGCTGTAACTATGTTAGCTTCAAATAACTGAGCAATTTCTGGAAGATTTGGAGTAATACCACTTAATATATTTCCAGTCTTAGAAGTATACTGATAAATCTGCTTTTTATCAAATCGAGTATTAAAGTCTTTTGATAAGACAATATCTTCAGAAGTAGTGAGAACATGAGTCTTAATTTCTTTAAGCTCTTGAATAACAAACTGACCACCGTTTAAAGGCCAATCTGTAGCATTCGCGATTTCTAAAGTTGTAGCACTTAATCTATTTTGAACTCTTTCAGAGAAACCGTTTAAGTGACCAGATCCCTTCAAACTTCTTTTTACTACAGGAGGTGAAGCAGGCATCTCAACTATTATCTGTCCTGGGGATACTTCCCACACTACAGAGCGTGAGTCGTTGTTGTATATTACCAGCTTTAATGGAGTAATAAATCTTAAAGCAGTATTAGAGGTATGAGTATGTGTTCCAGCTGTACCAAATAAGTTTATAAAAGTAAAAGAGTTAGTAGATAAGTTAATATCGGTTATAGCAAATGAGCCCACATTTCCAGGGATGTCAATTATAGCTATATCACCTACTTGTACTTGATTTAAGTTAGGAGTTGATCCGCCAGTGTGCTGGAATGTCATGGTATCGCCGACCTTTGTGATCGTCCACGCAGTTCCAACACTAGAACCAGCACCTTCATTAAAGCCCTTGAATTGTAGGCCAATGTTCGCTCGTCCACCAACCATCTGTATAGAACCTTTGGCGCCTACAGTGTTAGAGAATATGCGAATAAACTTTTTCTTTTGAATACGATCATCAAAAACAATGGCAAAGCTATGAAGAGCTTGCCGGTTAATAGCACCAACAACCTCATCAGCTGTTGCTATAGAGATGTTGGTAAAGTTTTCAGATTTAAAAACTATGCGCTCTTGATTTATCTGATCAACCTTATATTCTAGTTCCCAACCATCTTTTAGAACAAAGGGATCAAATGCTATAGATTGTGTAAAGGATGTAGTGGTCTCTTTAAAAAAGAAGATATCTAATAATAAATCCATTACAAGCTTTACTTGCTTAGGCTGATAAGCCAAAACTGGTATATACCTACGGAAGTCATTGTCCTGCATTCCAACATACTTAGGTCTAGATACTTTATAGTTAGCACCCAACCTATCTATATATGGTCGAGATGCTGTTTTGATAAAGAACTGCTTACGAACTTCCTCTGTTAAGTCAGCAAGCTTTTGATCTGATTCACCAAGCGTCTCTATGAGTGCTTTCCAGTTTGGATTCTGCTTAGTTTTAAAATAGCGTGGCAACTCGTCATGAATGCGGTCTACTTTTGTTTTGTTTGCCATCTATGACCCCAAAGCTTTAAGCTACACTTATATTTTCCGGCTGAATATACGCACGTTCATTATCAGAGACAGGTATTCTACCCTCTGTTGTAGCTAACGGTGAACTAACCGTAACAGCTTCAACACCAATGATGCCCATAACCCTAACTACTACTTCCGCAAGAATAACATCACCACTAACACCAAGTTGATTTACATAGTTTATTATAGCAGACTTAATATCATTTGTTACGTCATTAAGATTTACACCTTCGTTAGTTGTAACTTGTAGACTCATAGTGATACGCTTGATTAGTGGAGGCAATGTTTCTATAACGCCACCAATTGCTCTACGTCCAGGATATGTGATAGCGTCTGGTTCAAAACCATCTATGATTCTCTGTACAGTTCTCATCAACCCAGTATAGTAGCTATAACCATCTATACCAGTAGTGATATCTACTGAATATCCTAGTTTACCAATTGGTACTATTTTAGAACCGTTGGTCTGAGATACTTTATATGCTCTCGTAGCAGGAGTTAAGAATATTTGGCGTCTATTAGCATTGCTGCCATCTATAGTGGTATGCTCTACTCTACGTATACTCTTATAAGTGTTACTAATACCTTCGATTATAAAATAACCTATAGGGCTCACTGATATTAAGCGATTGGTTTGAGTTAAACCAGCTGAGTTATCAACTCTTACAAAAGGTCTACAATCTGTTGTACTACCAATCTGCGTAATCTTGAATGTCCCAGCATTTACTGAGTTAAACCAGTTAGTATTAGATATATTATCAACGAACAACGTGTCATCTATCCTAACAGAGTCACCTTCGTATATCTGAATATCATTAATACCCTGAAGATAACACCCTTTACCAACATCTGAATTCTGATCAAAGGATACACCAACAGATACTGAAGTGGTGCCCTGATAGTTTCCGCCAAGAGTGATAATTGTAGCAGTGTCGAATGAACCGGTATTCTTAGCAATCACCTGACGATATAGAGTTTCTGGATCTTCTTTCTTCTTAACCCAGTCACCGATATTTAGATTCTTAAATACACCAGCAGCGCCAGTTATGCTATTTGAGTTTGATACCCAAGTAGCACTTAGTGCCAAGTTATTGAAAGGTACGATTGTATCTAATTGTTCTGTTGCTATTTCGTTTTCAAATATTATCGAATCATTCGTTAGACCCAATATACGGAATACTCCAGAGTTACTACTATTAAAGGTTTCACCAGATATAGAGAGTAGGTCATCTACAGCAGCGCCACAGTCAATAAAACCAGCAGCATCACCGTCAATCAAACGAAGCTTAAAGAGATTATTGAAACCAATTGATTCAATCGCGTAGCGAGTAACTACTCTACCACTTCTGATAACCAAACCTTTAAAGTAGTCACCATTTGCTGTTCCTGTGGCAAAGGTGAATGATAAAGCATCTGGAACTGTAAGTACTATACTAGTGGTTGGTACGACAGCATTATCAGTGAGTACAAACGTATCACCTTCTTTTAAACCGTGCGGTACACTTGTTGTAGTAGTGGCTGTACCAGCTAGAACCGTGATTTTAACAATATCAGTTTTAGCAGAGTGTTTAAGATTCCACTTAATAAATGGAGTAGGCGCAATGCTAACATTTCCAGCACCAATAGCTTGGTTGGTCATAGCAACGCCATCAGGATTGACGACATCGATATACCGTGATGTGACATTCTTATTTATGATAGGTAAGCCAGCAATATTGGTATCGCCATTAGCTTTAGCTTTATTGCCACTACTCCAACCAGAAGCGAATGTCCCATATGCGCATAATAAATCACCAATCTCAACATCATCAAGATTTGCGCCTTGAGTTTGAGAACCAGAGAAGTGCGCTAAGAAAGCTGCTGAGCCTAATAATGCTATTGATAAAGCAGACACGATTTGGTCTTCTGTATCAGTACTTAATATATTGACTTCTATCTTGTTTGTGGCCGCAACATATGTTGCTCCAGTTGGTACAGTCCCAACGTTGTTGATATCAAACCATACAGCAAACGTTACACCACTCGCACTTTCAAATGTGAAGTAATCTGCTTGAGTTGGTACACCCGCAACTGTTAGATTAAATGCTTGCTTGGTTGAAACAGAGCCAGGTGCTATTGAATCATTTTTTAGATTCACAGTGTTCGTTCCACCTGCAGCAATTTCATTATTTATTGCTACTGATGGTAAACCATTAGCTGTAGCAACTATTTGAAAATATGAGCCACCATCATTGTGAGTCCAGCGCCAAACAGTTCCAGATGGACGATTGTAAGTAGCCGAAGTATCAGCAATTGTAAACCTAACATACTCACCAAGTTGAGTATCTTTATAGTTCCAGCGATATTCAGTGTTGCTACCAACACCTTTAAACACGTCTATTGAGTCACCAGCTTTAAGCTTAGAAGCCCTAGGCGCAGATTGTGTATTAGATACCTCTACATAATCGCCCTTTGTCAATGTAACCGGAAACGCAGCTGTCCTGACTTCAAGTAAATCTTTAGTAGCACCAGCAGAAACCTGAGCTTCACCTGCGACAGAGAGCTCAATATTGTTTGCGTTTCCACCAACAACTTCAACTGATCCAGCAGAACCTAATTCTTTAGATTTAATCTGTACTTTTCTAATAGCACTTGATATATCTACATTAGATACAATTGGTAATTGTGATAAAGCTTTTTGTGTAAAGTGGTGATTAACATTGTTTAATGTAATCGGAACAAGTTTAAACAACTCACCTAAATCCGCACTGTCATGATTAGGAGTATTGTGCATTGAATAAGCTGTAGGTGCGACTCCCTGTAATTTCATTGCTGTTTTTAAAGAGAAGTTAGGCTGTGTATTTTCAAACTGACGAACCCAATTAATACCGTCATATAGCTTAACGTATCCATTCTCTAAACTTAGAGGATCTGGATCGTGTCCGAAGGATAACGATACACTATAATCACTAGGACCAGCTGGAGTATACTCTTCATCTCTAGTGGCTTTTGTAATAGGATTGGTTCCGCTAATAGTAGCAGCATATAATACTTCACTATCATCATTTATTTTTGTAACAATATCAGCAACAGCAGTATTGATTAAAGAGAATATCATTATGGATGTAGCAATATTTATTACTTCAGGTCCCGCATTAACACCTGCTGTATCCTGACCCACTGTAAAACCAGATGTACCAGCAGTAGCTGTTGGTCTTCCACCATTGGCTATATCTGTGGCTGTAATAACGTTTGCTAAAACTGTGGCAGAAGCATATGCGCCATCACCCGCTATTATAACAGCTGTTTTAGTAGCGATAGTATTCGCACTATCACCAGCTAAAACTGTTCCGATACGTACTGCTCTATCCGCACCGTGCAATGGTTCTGAAGTAACACCACTAACATCATACCAAAACGCCACGCTACCCGCAGCATCTTGTAATATAAAATACTTACCATCTACGCTTACATCACTCGTGCCAAGTGTGCCAGCAAATGAGAAGCCAGTAGCAGTGGTTCCATCTGTAGAGATAGCAAAAGCACCATTGTTGGCATTAATTGCTGTAACGGTTGTTGTTATAGCAGTAGCTGTAAACTCCGGATCTGCGTCGATATAAGCTGCCGTTAAAGCAGCTGTTGCCGCAGCAAGTTCTGTACCAGCTATTGTGACTGGTATGATTCTGTTTACGCCTAAAGACCCAGGAGTAGGGATTGATCCGGTAGTGTAGTAAACCGCTACTGTTCCAGCAGAATCTGTAAGTCTAAACCACTTACCATTTAAAGCAGCAGAAGCTGTAATACTTGATATCGTACTAGACGTTTTTGTTCCAACAACATCGGCAATAGTTGTAATATCTGTAATTTCAGGTGAACCGGCGCCAGTTACTGCCCCATTCGGATTATATATATCAACATGCTTTAATAAGTTGTCGACAGCCTTAATACTGTATTGACCCCTATTAGAAGTACTAACACCCGAATCGTTTAACATACTAATAATATCATCAGCAACAACTGTAGATAGATCGGTGCTAGGATTAGAGAAGGTTAGCCTGTAATCATCACCGCCAAGCGAGGTTACAGCAATGGTATCGCCAGCAGTGATACCGGTAGCTTTTAATACACCAGAACCAAAAGTATATGTACTTAATGCGTAATCTGGAGTTGAATTGTGAGATATAGTATTTGCTTGATTAGGAAAAGTTGGATACTCTATACGGAAACGCTGATTATCTCCATGTGGACCGTACTCTCTAGCTCGTAAGATTATAGCTCCACCGCCGCTAGTAGCTCCACCGGATACATACCAGTTTCTAGAACGGAACCATACAGCGTAATCCTTAAACTCTGTCTTATTAGCCGTTTTTCCCCAAACAGGTAAACTATTAAACGTAATACCCGGTTCATTATCAGCATCATCAGCCGAAAATGACTGGTTGGTTAAAGGAGGAAGGTTGCTTACGCGACCTGTTCTTGACATCTTAATATCAATAGTTTTAGACACAGCATCTTGATCTAAAATTAGTACGACACTATCTTCAGAATTCACTGAAACTGGTCTCATTAAATTGAAGCGATCACCACTACTATAATCCATTACAGTACGCGGAAGCGCATGTTGTGTACCTATTTTATCGCCAGTAATTTTATCTCGTATTGATCGATACTGTCCCTTGTTGTTTCCATCAAGGTTGTTAATATAATCATCATAATCTACAACAGCAGGATCTAAGCTATTGGTTGATTGTAGCTCTTCACTATATGTGTCTACACCTTCAACACCAGGTACGGCATTAGATGTTAATACTCCGCTTTGATCAGAATATGTAACACGATCTAACCAAACTGTTTTTCCACTTACGCCATCAGCATCTTCATTTGTTGGCTCTGTAATCTTGAAGAATGAAACAGCATCTTTACTTGAAACCCTATTAGCAATATGTGAAGGGTTTCCTACTTTTTC